CGGCGAGAACATCCACAACGGGTCATTCATCTGGGAGCGCGGCGAGATCACCTGCAAGACCCTGCAGGACCTGCGCGGCAAGAAGAACTATCTCGACAGCCAGATCGAGCTATGCCTGGCCGAGGGTCCGCAGAATTTCGAGGTGGAGGCGACTGAGCGCAAGCCAACCAAGTCCGCCGATGACTCGCTCTTTGAAATCTGGTGGTTCCATGGATCGCTTAAGCGCGAAGACATGGAGGCGATGGGCTGCGATTGCTCGGAGATGGAGGACAAGTACCTCTCCATTCCTGCGGTTGTCACGATCGTCAACGGCCGCCCAATCCGGGCGTCGCTCAACCACCTGGACAAAGGCAGCTTCCCGTACGACATCCTGACCTGGAGACGCAGGCCCGGAATGCCTTGGGGGCAGGGCATTGGGCGGCAGATTCGCCCGGCGCAGCGCGGGATCACCGCATGTTTCCGGGCGCTGATGGAGAACGCGGGGCTGTCGGCGAAGCCGATGATTGCCGCGCTGCGGAAATACCTGCATCCCGTGGACGGGAACTGGTCGCTCTACGGCGGCAAGGCGTTCGAGGTCGATGAGAATGCCGACGTGCGCGATGTGCGGGCGGCGATTACCTCGATCCAGATAGAAAGCCGCCAGCAGGATTTGCTGGCGATTATCCAGTTCTTACTGAAACTCGCCGAGGACATCACCGGTCAGCCGGCGCTACTCCAGGGGCAGCAGGGCAATGCGCCTGACACCGTGGGGGGCCTGCAGATCCTGAACAACAATATGTCGGCGGTGCGCCGCCGGATCGCACGGCAGTTTGACGATCAGGTGATCGAGCCGAGCATTACCCGCTACTACGATTACCTCATGCAGTACGGCGAGGACGAGGAAGAAAAAGGGTTGTTCATCATCGACGCCCGCAGCTCGAGTGTGCTGGTGGAGCGGGACATCCAGAACAAGAACATCATTCAACTCATCCAATTGGGTGGATCGACTATCGAATCCAAACAAGACCCGGCCAAGGCGTACGCAGAGGCAGCCAAGGCGATGCGGATCGACCCGAAACGCCTGCAATACTCCGATGACGAATGGGCGAAGGTGCAGGAACGCGCCGCCCAGCAGCAACCAGCGCCGCAGGTTCTGGCGGCCCAAGTCCGCGAGCAAGGCGCGATGGATCGCAAGCAGCTGGAACTGCAGGCCGAGGCCGATCAGAACGATCGCGATCGGCAGGTTGATCTGATTCTGGCCGGGCTCGATCAGGACATCGAGGCCGCGTGGCTGGCCGGCGACAAGGACAAGACCCTGGCGCAAATCAAGGCGAAGCTCGCCGACAGCGTGATGAAGATCCGCGCGCAACTCGCGCTCGCGCCTGGTAAGCAGATGATGACGCCGCCGACCGAGCCTGCTGGGCGTGCTCCTGCGGGTCACGCATTTGCTCAATGACAGGAGGTGCAGTGAGCCAACTTGAGTTTGGCACGTATGTTGTGTTTCGGTCAGAGAACGGCCGGGACGGATGGCAACCGCTCAAGGTGGGAGAGGTTCCTGACTGGGTGAAGGATCCCGACAACATGGCTCGCCTGGTGGACGGCGAGGCGTGCATGGATTCGACGCAGGAATCGGGCACGGATTGGTTCATGGCGCTTCCGCTACCGACGCAGGCGGAGATCGACGCATGGATGGCTGCGCAGGCCAAGCGCAAGCGCCGCGCAGCCAAGGCCGTCAGGCACGCAGCGAACAAGACGGTGCATTGAATGGGTAAACCAATCTTCACCAATCAAGAACTGCAATCGTCTGTCTGGATCAAGCTGCGCGAGCACCTTGAAAGCCAGTTGGCCGAGCGCCGCATATACAACGATGGCGAGACGTTGAGCGAGAAAGAAACCGCGATCGTACGCGGTGAGATCAAGAATATCAAACGGCTTCTCCGTGAGGGAAAGCCGGACAGTACGCGTATCGGCTAATAACCAATACGCTTCATTCAGAGCCCGCCTCGAGCGGGCTTTTTTATTTCAGGAGACATCAGTGAATGAACCCGCTGTAAGCGAAGCTACGACTGAAGTTACCCCGGAACAAGAGGCGCAGGAAGCTGCTGACGCATTGAGCGCCGGATACAAGAAGGCACGCGGAGAAGCGCCTGCCCAGGTCGAGCATCCGGCAGCGCAAGAGGAGAAAGAGGTAACGCAGGAAGCGGCCCCCGAGGCGAACAAGGGGGCGCCATCCCTTGATCCGTGGGATGGCGTCAATCCTGCGCTGAAGGAAATGCTCCAGGGTATTTCGACCAAGGTAAACGAGGTCGATCAGCTCGGGCAGCGTTTTCGCAGTTTTGAAGGAAGGTTGGGCGCAGTTCAGAACGCCATTGCAGCCGCGAACGCCGCTGCGAAGGCAAGTGGAACGACCGCACCAACTGAGAAGCAACTGACCGATGCCATGCAGAGCACTGGAAAGTGGGATGCACTCATGGCCGACATGACAGATTGGAAGGAGGCATTCGAGGAGCGCCTGGCCGCACATGCCGCCACGCTATCGAGAGCCGCGCCTTCCGTGGATGTCGATGGCATCAAGAAAGACTTGGCGACGGGATTCACCAAGTCGGTGCAGGAGATCGCAGAGGCCAGCACGCAGAAGGCGCGGCAGCTCGCCCAACTCGATATCAAGTACCCGACATGGGAAGCCGACATCAAGACCCAGGAATTTGATGGATGGATCAAGGCGCAAGCCCCCGAGATTCGGGCGCTGACCGAAAGCGAGCGCGCCACGGACGCCATGAAAGTCCTCGATGCCTTCGCCGAACACCGCAAAGCGGTGGAGAAGCAAGAAAAAAACAGGGCGCGTCTTGCCGCTGTTGTGGCCCCCAAACAGGCCACCAGTGGGGGACCAGCCGTTCTACCAGACGAAGCGGGACTCTCCGTTGGATACAACAGGGTGAGAGGGCGCCGCACCTAAACAAGGAAGAAGAAAATGCCTCTCCAAACGTACTCGACCTCCGCCGGTCGGATCAACGAGATCAAAGGCGAATTGCTGGCCTACGCAGAGCCCACGATGGTGCTCGCGATGGGCTGCGAGATGAAGAAAGTCCCGAAGAACAAAGGGGACAACGTGAGCTATCGCCGGGTCATCCCGACAGGTGGCGCCACGACCAACGCCAGCACCATCAACCGCTGGAGCGTCACCGCAGTCGCGCACCTGCTGCAAGAAGGCGTGACTCCGGCTGCCGAGACCCTGACGGATCAATACGTCAACGTGCAGCTGCAGGAATACGGCGCCATCTACGGCTGGACGAACAAGACCGCCGACCTGCACGAAGACGACATCCCGGGCGACATGAAGGAGCTGCTCGCCAAGCGGATCGGCCTGGTGCAGGAGATGATCCGCTACGGCTCGATGAAGGCGTGCACCAACGTGTTCTACGCTGGCGGCACGACCCGCGCGACAACCGACGAGGCGATCAGCCTCCCGGTGCTGCGTCGTGCGGCACGAGGTCTGCTCGCGAACCACGCCGGCAAGAAATCGAAAGTCATTGCCGCGGGTCCGGACTACGACACCTCGGCGATCGAGGACGCGTTCCTCGTGTTCGTGCATACCGACGCGGCGGCCGACATTCGGGATCTGCCTGGGTTCGTGCCCGTGTCCAAGTACGCCGGCATGAAGCCGATCAGCCCGAAAGAGATCGGTTCGTGCGAAGAGTTCCGGTTCATCCTGAGCCCGGAGCTTGCGAGTTACGCGGATGCGGGCGGCGCCAACGCGGCGCTGTACGCGACCACCAACTCGGCCGCGAACATCGACGTGTACCCGTTCATCATCTGCGGGGAAAACGCGGTGTTCGACATCGCGCTCAAAGGAACGGACTCGTTCAATCTGAGCGTGATCCCGACGACCCAGAAAGACAAGAACGACATCCTGGGTCAGCGCGGCTACGCAGGCGCGTCCTTCTGGTCGGCGGTGCTGGTGGCCAACAACGGCTGGATGGCCGTGGTGGAAGCCGGCGTGGACGATCTGGTCTAAGCGCCAACAACCCATAGCCCCGCCTAGTGCGGGGCTTTTCATTTCAGGAGAATCAAATGCAAGTTGCAGACATCAAGGGCTTCACCGGCTGCGTGACGAAAACGGTTTTGGCCGCCGGGACCACCACAACCATCAGCACGACCGCAGCGATCACCGGGGCGATTCGTGGCAAAGGGGTCTCGGTCGCGGCTCTGACCAACCAAGCCACCCCGACGACCGATGTCAATACCGGCGCCGCCTTCGTCGGCGTGAAGTCTGGCTACGGATCGGTGTTCGTGTATGGGGTCAATGCGGCCGGGACGCTGAAGTGCGCGCAGGGCAGCGTAGTTGCGCTGGATAGCGCCTACGCCTTCAAAGACCCGTACCCGCAGTTCCCGAACTTGCCCGACGACTTCTTGCCGTTTGGCTATCTGACCATCAAGGCCGGCAGCACGGCCGATGCGACGACCGGCTGGGTGCAGGGCACGTCCAACCAGGCTTCCGTCACGGGCATCACCTACGCCCGCGCGGACGTGATGTTGGGCATGCCGGACCGCCCGCAAATCTCGTAGTCCCACGCAGCGAATAACGGGCCGCCGTTCTGGTGGCCCGTTTCTTTTTGGAGGTTCAGATGCCCCGTTTGGCAGC